AGTCGGAATTATTGGATGCCGTTTCCGTTATTGTTACGAAGACGGTATTTCTTGTGCCTCTGATGACGTTGATCTCCGCGTGGTTGGATGCACGTTCCGCGACTGCATTCAAGAAATCGCAGATCGCGGATGCATTCGCTTAGTAGACGCATCATCTGCTGTCATCAGCGGCAATGTGTTTTATTTTCCTGTCAATGACAGCAACGGAAATGCCATTTCTTACAAGGCCAACACCCGCGCAATTGTGCTGGGCGGGTCTTGTTCAGCAGCGTCAATTTCTATTACAGGAAACACGTTTACCAGCAACCACGCCAACATATCGGACATTGGCAACGGAGGCGCAACGATCACCAGTTTGGTCATTTCTGGCAACGCTTCAAATAACACGGTTAACAGCGCCGTTGGTAATCTTGTCGGAAACGCTGACAACTCCAATGCCAACACCCTCGACTGGTATCAAGAAGGAACATGGACGCCAACGCTGGAATTTGACGGTGCGACAACCGCAATAACTTACAGCGCCGGACAGCGAACCGGATCATTCACTCGCATCGGCAACCGCGTATATTTTGACTGCTACTTCTTGCTGACAAACAAGGGGTCGGCATCTGGAGCAGCGACCATTAGCGGACTGCCGTTCTCTCAAAACGCCGCCTCACCGGCGTCTTATACGGTCAGCGTTGGGGCTATGGCGGCGGCGTTGGGAGACGCAAATGTTGACGCGGGCATAAATTCGTCAGATGTGAACGAGATTCGCCTCTATAAGCAATCTGGAGGTACGCGCACCAACATGACTGAAGCTGATTTTGAAAACAGCACAAACATCGTTGTGTCCGGCACCTACCGCGTCTAACCAATGCCCCTCGAAAGCCCGACAGTCCGCGACGGTGACGCAGGTTTCATCGGCTTTGCCAGCCGAATGAATCCGGTGGCGTTGCCGGCGGGCGTGTTGCAGCTCTCGGAGAATATGCGCCTTGATCGCGGGACGGCGAAGACTCGCAAGGGGGCGCGGCGGTTGGCGAATGACATCCTGCCGTCCAGCTTTCCGCTGACATTGCCGTTCAACTTTGAGCCGACCCTACCGGTTGATCTGGATTTCACGCTGACGCTTAACCCCAGCGGCCTACTGTTACTCTCCAGCTACGAGGGAGGGATTTTTACCAGCTACGTCTACCGCTCTCCGGGCTGGGACAATGAGGAGGTGATCGTGTTGGCGGGTGCGGCGCAGGCTTATGTCTACCAAGATCCGTTCCTCACGGCGCTGACCGATCAGGCGGGAAATCCGATCCTCGACCAAGACGGCAATGTGATCCAAGCGATCAGCTACGCGGCGAGCATTGGCTACCCGTCCGACGAGACCATCGACCCGACCGACAAGGTTTCGATGGTGCAGGCGTTTGACCGGCTTTATCTGCTGCGCGAGGCCAGCCCCGGCGTGGAGGCGTTCCGCGAGAAGTCGCTGACCAGCGGCGGAATCTCGGTGGTGGGGACCACGGCCACGGTGAATGTGACGGCGCATGGCTACTTAGCCGGACAGCGGGTGCGGCTGGAAGGGTCCAGCGTGGCGGCTTTTAATGGACAGGAATACGACATCGTGACGGCGGCGACTGCCAACACGTTTACCGTTACAGTCCCGAGCGGCACGGCTTCGGATGCGACGCTGACGGGTCGCACGGTGCGGCGGGTCAAGGCGCCGCTGTATTGGGACGGCAATCCGCAGGGGGCTTTCGTCAAGGCGCCGGCGGGCGTGCCGTCCGAGGGGCCGACCTATCGCAAGATGCGCTCGGTTCCCTGGGCAACGTATGCCAACAACCGCCTCGTCCTGCCGGATGGGAGGGACAGCGTAATGCTTTCAGATGTATTGAACCCGGATTTGTATGATCCGTTTTGGGCCAGCTTCCGCGCCAACCAGGGGAGCAACGACTACATCGTGGCGGTGCATCCTTGGGTGGAGGGATCGTTCTTGGTCTTCATGCGTAACTCGATCTGGCTGGCCACGGTCAATCAGTTTGCTTCAACCGATGGCAGTTCCGTTGCGGTGGACACGCCAATCAGCAAGCTCGAACTCCTTACCGACGAGATCGGCTGCGCGGCGCGGCGGACGATCCAGACGGCGGGGCAATACGTTTACTTTCTCTCGGACAGCGGCGTTTACCGGCTGGATGCGCGGCTGGACCTCAAGCTGCGCGGCGACACGTTGCCGCTCTCGGACCCGATCAATGACCAGATCGCCCGCATCCCCAAGGCGCAAGCGGAGAATGCCGTGGGCCTATGGCACGACAACCGCTACTGGCTGGCGGCGCCGGTCGATGGGGCGGAGAGCAACAATGCGCTCTTCATTTACTCGGCACTCAATCAACAGTGGGAAACTATCGACTACTACGGCTTTGGTGTGGACAACCTGCTGGTGTCGCGTCACACCGGCGACCGGCGGGTCTATGCGGCCAGCCGCGCCGGGAAGCTCTTCCTGCTGGAAGACATCGAGCGGGGCGACGATCCGGCGGATAGCACGGTGGGCGGCGATTACTTCGATGTGGTGCCGGGGCGGATGCGGACGCGGCGGTATGGCTTTGGGTCCATGCACACCAAGCGGTTCCTGCGGGTGCTTTCGGACGTGGTGCTGCCGGACACTGGATCGCTCAAGGTGACGGCGCTCATGGTTAATCCCGACCGGACGATTGAGCTGGTGCCGGGGATGACCAACGACAGCGGACTTAGCGAGGACTACACGCTGAAGCAGCCGATTCGCCAGAAGGCGCATTATTGCGAAATAGAATTTCAAACTACGGCCAACCGGCCGGAGATCCGAACTGTCAGTCTGGAGGCCGCCGAAAGCAGCAGCCCTCAGACTATGACACGACATAGCGAATAATTATGGCTCAACTAACAAAAGGACACACCTTCGCCGGAGCCGAGACGGTCACGGCGACAAAACTTAACAATCTCGTCGATAACGCGACCATCGCAAACATCGTCGATGCCGATGTGTCTGCCTCGGCGTCCATTGCCCTAAGCAAGCTGGCCACGGGCGCCTTGCCCACGGCGATCACGGTAGCCTCGGCGAACTTGGTGGACGGCACCATCGTCAATGCGGACGTGTCCGCCTCGGCGGCCATCGCCGGGACTAAGATCGCGCCGGACTTCGGCAGCCAGAACATTGTGACGACCGGCACGCTTGGCGCAGGGGCAACCACGCTTTCGGCGGCACTGACCTTGGGCAACAATGACATCGTTTCTGGCACCGGCGCCGGCACCAAGATCGGCACGTCCGCCAGCCAAAAGCTGGGATTCTTCGACAAAACTCCAGTCGTCCAGCCGGCGGCAGCCAACCAAGCGGCGCTGACCAACAGCACCGGCGGCACGGCAGACGGCACGCTGGCGGCGGTTAGCGGCACCGGCGACGACACGGACATCAACAACAACTTCACCGAGCTGCACACGCTGCTAACCGAAATTCGCACGGCGCTGGTCAACCTCGGACTCATCAAGGGGGCAGCATAATATGGCGACAGTAAGCGTAACACCGGGATATAGTTGGAGCAGCGGGGAGATTGTGACCCCAGCTAAGATGAATCTGGCGGCGGCGCCGACCGCAGCCTTGGCGGCGGCCAGCATCGTCAATGCCGACGTGTCGGCCACGGCCGCCATCGCGGGCAGCAAGATCACGCCGAACTTTGGTTCGCAGAATGTCGTGACGACCGGCGCCGGCGGCATTGGCACGGCCACGCCCGCAGCCTCGGCCCAGCTTGAAGTCGCCAGCACAACCAAGGGATTCCTGCCGCCGCGCCTAACCACGGCCGAGCGCGATGCCATTAGCTCTCCCGCCGCTGGACTTGTCCTTTACAATTCGACAACGAACAAACTCCAAGTCCGCACCAACACGGCATGGACCGATCTGCACTAATGCTGCCATGGCAAAAGGCGAAAGCATGGCAAGACGATCACGACGCAACGACGGACTTCTGGACGCTGCTCGGCGAGCATCTGTCATCGGGCCTTGTCTGGAACAGCTCCAAGACGTTCATGCTGGCCAGCGAAGCGCGGTGGAATGCGGAGGAGCAAAACTTTGAAGACGGCGAACCTAACTGTTGGTTCGTGCGCTTGGCTGCTTCTGCTGGGCACACAAATGCTGTGCGGGAGTTTCTGCGTGTGGCGCCACGCCCGCACCAATGGGTCGCCTGGTATCGCCGCCAACAATTTGAACCACGGATTTACCGGTGGGATAAACTAATGAAGAAAGTAGGAGGATAACATTATGGGTGGAGGAGGATCAAAAGCACCAACGCCGCCGCCGGCACCGCCGGCGCCGACGCCAATCGATTACGACCGGATGTATGCCGCGGCGACGCGGTCGGCCATCCAGCAGATGCAGGAGCAGGAGCGTTCGCTCGAGCGTCTGTATCCCAAGATGACGGCCATGCAGCTCGGCACGGCCCGTCAGGTGGCCGGGGAGTTGGACAATGCTTACCTCGCCCGGACCCGTGGCGTGATGGACCAGGAGCTGCAAGCGGCCAGTGCGCCCAGCGCCATCGAGGCGGAGTTGCAACGCCGTGCCCAAGCGGATTTGGTGGGCGGTCCCACCGCCATTCAGCGGCAGCTCCGAGATGATGCGCAGCGTGATCTGGCCTTGGGTCAGTCGCTGTCGCCGGAAGAGCAACGCAACGCCCAGCAAGCCGCCCGTGGTGCTTTTGCCGCCCGCGGCCTTGGCACCAGCGCCGGATCGTCGGCCGCGGAAATCCTCAACCGTGATGCCTATGGACGTCAGCGCCAAGATCAGCGCCGACAGTTTGCCATGGGCGCCGACCAATTCTTCACTGGTGCCGAAGAAGCCCGCCGCGGCCAAGCGATGGCCGCCAACCAGCTCGACCTAGCCCGCCGCGGCCGCCGCGTCGTGTTGGCCGAAGGCTACGGCGCCCTCGATCCCTTCGCCCGCGGACTCAACCCGGCCTTCGGCCTGGGCCAAGCGACCATGGGACAAGGCACGCAGCTGATCGGCAACACCTTCAACAATGCGGTGAACCAGGCGGGCAACGTCGAATCCTTCAACCGCAATCTCCAGGGCAATATGTATAACTCGGCGATGAACAACCAGGCGGCAATCCAAGGCGCGAACATGCAGGCGGGCGCGATGCGCCAGGCCGGGATGATGAACATGATCGGCAACATCGGTTCGTCGATCTTCTCGGACAAGCGCATGAAGAAGGACATCAAGCCTCTCGGCTCGGCCGGCAAGGTGCTAGGTCTCACGGCCTACGAATTCAAATACAAGGAGCAGGGAGCAGGGAGCGGGGAGCCCGGAGCCAAGCATGTCGGATTCCTCGCCCAAGACGTCAAGAAGGTGCTGCCCGAAGCCGTCGAGGAAGTGAACTACCGCGGCAAGAAACGCCTGGCGATCAAGCCGGCCGTGATCGGCGCGGCCTTGGCCCAAGAATTAACCCAAGCCAAAGCGGCTTAATCGAAGGAGAGAATAACTATGTTTGCCTATAACCCCGGAGTGACTGACAAGAGCGGCGAATTCCTCGCCCAAGGCGCCCTCGGCGCCGCCCAAGCCAACCAACAAATGTATGAGCAGATCGGCGAGGACGTCGGCGGCACGATCCGCAAGGCGGGCCAAGCGGTCGCTGGTTTCGCCATGGGCGGACCGGCCGGCGCGGCCATGGCCATGCAAGGCGGCGGCGAACGCGGCGGCCGCGGTGGCGGCGGCGGCAGCTCGGCGGATAGCGTGCTGGGTAGCTTCGTCGCAGCCTATGCCGACAATAAAGCCCTCGAGGCGAAAGGCTCGGCCTATGGCGATTTCATGAAGCGGCACGGCGACCAGCTGGGCTTTGATCCGGAATGGATCAAAGGCTTCCTCAGCGAATCCCCCCGCCAACAAGCCATGATCGGCGACAGCATCATCGGTATGCAAAACACCGGGCGCCAGCTCATGAACATGAATTACCTCAACGCGCAGATGGGTCCGCGAACCGCGGGACCGGCGACGGGGACGGGGGCGGGCGCCGCCGCGCCGCGGGAGAGTTTCACGTTCTGAAGAGACGAAGAGACTAAAAGACTAAGAGACTAAAAGACCAAAGGACTAACATCATGGCGGAACCACGGATCATGTCGCCCAAGGAATACGGGCTGTCGGTCGGCTATGCGCCGGGGCAGTCGATCGAGGGCGCGGAGTTGGCGAAGTTCAAGGCGGAATACGCGAAGTATCGCCAGGAGGCGATGACTTCTTGGCAGCTCCGGACCGATGACCAGGGGCGGATGGTGCGGGCGAACCCGACGACGGGTCTCGTCATGACCATGACCAATGCCCAAG